GTATACCTCATTATGTTAAAGGTAAATATACTGGTATGGATTATGTTTTTGAAAGCTTAAGGGAAGCTAATGAAACACTTATCGACTATGGATATAAAGTTGAATATTTAGGTTTAAAGTAAAAAGATAAAGCCACGCCTTCGGGCGTGGAAACTTCAAACTTCAAAAATTAAAAAGGAAATAAAATGACAAATAAAATAATATATGAGACTAGCAAAGAGGGTAATGGTGTTTTTAACGTTAAGATATTTGACGATGGAACAGTTGACACGACTGACGATGACAATATGAATTTAAATGTATTCGACAATGTTAATGATGCTATCAACTGGCATTACAAACAATATCGCCTCATAAAAAACAGAGAGGCAAATTCACACGAAAATATAGTTTATCATTTAATGCCTTTCCATAATTATGACATGCCAATAATTGTGGATAGCCAATGGAATATTATAAGTGCAGTTTGGGATAATACTGAACCAAAAGGGGTAACAAGATGAAAATATATAGAGTATTTGATTATGAAGAAGAAACTGGATGTGGGTTAACCTATACTTCAAGCATGAAACACGCCAAAAAAATAGCAAAACTTATGAATGACCCCAGTGAAATTTGCTTTATAGAATTTAACAATGACAAAGCGTCAATCATACGCGCACTTAATACTGCGTCTATGGAACATTATAGTAGAGATATAAAATGAAACATACAATAGAATCAATTATAGAAAACTGCGGTGGCTCAAAGGCCATCGCTAACAACATCGAAAACCTTAAATACGATAGCGTTAGGAAATGGAAAATATTTGGAATCCCAGAACGACACTGGAGCACAATTATAAGGTTACATAAAAAAAGATTGTCACCAACAAGACTTCATAAGCTTAACAAGATTTGCAGAGGTGACTTCAGATGAGAATACAAAAGCATGAAGGAGAAGTGACTGAAACCTTTTACACTAACCACCCTTACTTCAATCGAATGATGTTACAACGTGCTGTTAAACGAGGCGACACAAGGCGGCAACACCATTTCCAGGAGTTAGTAACAAAAGAAACGACAGATGCACTCAGGAGACTGTTACGTGAAATTTAGCGAACATCCAGACTACATTAAATATAAACTTATACCAAATTATCTTTATGCTAAGATAGCGCTTGAGCAGTGTGGCAAGTGTGGCTGTGGATGTGGTAGAGATTTGGAATTTGCACAACGTAAGATACGTATTGAGCATCTGGCTCAGAGGGCGTTTGGGGGCAAGCATGAGGAGGCTAATATAGCGCTTTGGTGTGTGAACCCCTGCGCTCTAGCTAAAGACAGGAGAGACGCTCAAAATAGGCGTAAGGTCAGAAGCTTAACAAAGTCTACCAAGAAAAGTCAGAAGCCTAAACAGAAAATACAAGGTAAAACTAAGATACAATCGCGTGGCTTTAACACCAGCTACAAGCCGAACATTAAGGAAATTGACTAATGTACAAACGCAATAAATACAACGCTATCAAAGTCAAAGACGATGGTATGACATTTGACAGTAAACGGGAACACGCCAGATACTTACATAACAAACAAAGATTAAAGGATGGTGAGATATCAGACCTTGAGATACATCCAGTTTATCAGATACTAGTGAACGACCAAAAGATATGTAGATATACAGCGGATTCGCAATACAAAAATAAAGAAGGCACATTGATTGTTGAGGATGTTAAATCACCTATTACAGCAAAGCAAGCGCGTTACAGGTTGGTCAAGAAGCTTATGAAAGCTGTTCATGGGATTACAATCCTAGAAGTATACTAAAAAAATAGGGCGATAGAAAAGGATTAGAAAACTACCGCCCAGATGCCATTACTATAGGGGGAAACCAATGGCTTTACATAATATTAAATACAATATAACATATTGCAAGCAAAAAGGATTAAAAAATGCAAGATTATCACTCACCAGAGGCTGAACAGGCTATCATAGGCGGTTTACTACGCGATAACGACTATTATGACGTGGTTAGCAACAGCCTAGCGCAACAACATTTCTATAACCCAATCAATAGCAAGATATATATTATCATTAGCGACAGATTAACATCTGGCCATAGCGTTGATGCAATATACGTAAAGAACCAACTGACAATGTTAGACGTTGATGTTGACTTAGCAGAATATCTATCAACGTGCGTACATATGTTTTCTGGTGATGAAAATGTAGTTAAGTCATACAGCGAGATAGTTATAGATTACGCTAAACGTAGAGAGGCAGACTACCTCACAAGAGCTTTGCAAGACAAATTGAATGACAATGAACAAATAATAGATACTGTATTGCAAGATTATGTTGCCGATATCGATGCTGTTATGCTTGATGGAAATAAACAGCTAACCAAAAGTGAAACGTCAAAACAGTTATCAGAAAATTTTATAGCAGACTTGAATGCAGATAAAGAGCAAGCAAGCTGTTACTCTGGTTACTTTCATCTTGACCAGATGCTCGGTGGATTTGTGCCAGGCAGAGTTTACGTTATGGCGGGTAGGCCATCAATGGGTAAGTCAGCAGTAGCCTTAAATATTGCAAAAAATGTAGCTTTGCAGAGAAAAGGTGTAGTGTTTTTATCGCTTGAAATGACCAACAGCGGCCAAAGTGAAAGAATTATAAGTAGCATAGGCGCTACTACATATGGGCCACAGAATTTCCCAATTTATAGTCAATTGCGACACGCATGGCGCGAAAACAAATCAAGAGATAAGATAAAGAGAGCCGCAGATACATTTGCTAAACTACCTATTGAGTGGGAGGAAGGTGTTGGATTAAACCTCAACAACATCAAGCTAGTGACTAACAGAGCCATACGCTCATTACGTGCAGGTGGTAGTGATTTAAAGTTACTTATTATTGACCACATAGGACACGTTGCTGGAACGCGGCCAGGACAATCTAACTACGAAAAGGTTACAGAAGTTAGTAACGCGCTGATATCCATAGCAAAGCAGTACGAAGTACCTGTGCTGGCTTTATGCCAACTATCCAGAGCAGTAGAGCAAAGGGATGATAAAAGGCCACAGCTTAGTGACCTCAGAGAATCTGGACATATAGAACAAGACGCAAGTTGCGTCATAGGTATCTATAGAGATTTCTACTATGCTGAACGCGAAGCCAGAAACGCCAGAGGTGATGACAATGACCTAACAGCAAGATTAACCGAAGGGCAAAACAAACTTGAAATGATAGTAACAAAAAACAGACATGGAAACATAGGTGAAGTCAATTTATATTGTGAGCTTTCAAGAATGTTTATAGATAATCCAAACCAAGATTATAGGGGCAGAAAATGAAAAAAGGGATTTGGGGATGGGAAGATGCCATCACAAAAAGCAATTTGGAACCAATGACTAGATTGGTGTTGTTGACTTTACGTACTTATATGAATGCAAAGAACGAACAATGCTTTCCAGGTGCAAAGAAAATAGCAAAGAGTAGTGGCATGAGCTTGAGAAGTGTATTTACACATTTACACAAGGCAGAGAAGGCTGGATTTGTTGTAATAACAAAGAAGAAAAGCCATAATGGTGGACACGATAGCAATGAATATACTGCTTGTTACCCTATGCACGTCGTGCATGACCCTCATGCAGGAGATGCACCCCCCCTAGTGCAGGAGATGCATACTAACATACAAGTTGAACAAACAAGTAAACATAAAGAGCTTTTTGAACAGGTTTGGAGTGAGATTAATAGCAAGCTAGTTAAATCCAGGCAAGGTGGTAAAAAAAGAGCATATGCTAGATTTGTACAGCTATCTAGTGAATACGACCCTAACACGTTAGCTAATGCTATCAGAGGCTATTATAACGATGCACCACAGAAGAAAAATAATTATGCATATGCGGCGAGTATTGTTGCCTGCCTAGGTATTAAAGAATTATATGCAGGTTACTTGAATGATAAAATAACAACAAAGGAGGGTAAAAGCGTTTATGAAAAATATATAGAGAAAAATAAATTGACAACGTAAAATAAATCCGTAGAATATACACATTAATAAAGGAAAAAATTATGAGAACATCAGAAACAACAAAAAACATAGCACCAGCGGTAACTGCCGCTAGTAATGCTATTACGGGTGCTAAGAAAGATGGCAAAAACCCACACTACAAATCAACATATGCAACACTAAGTTCTGTTATCAATGCGTCTAATAAACCGCTTGTTGATAATGATTTAAGTATACAGCAAGAGCTTGGACGCATAACTAAAAACCAAACAATCATAGTAGTCACACGATTAACGCATGGTGAAAGTAGTGAGTGGTACGAAACAGATACAGAAGCACCGCTTAAAAACAAAGATATTCACGTACTAATGTCAACTTTTACTTATTGCAGACGTAATGCAATATCTGCATTGCTAAATATGCCAGTTGACGATGACGATGGTAACAAGTCACATGATGCAAAAGCAGAAAAAATTGTTGTTGACCTAGAGCCTATGCTTATAAAGATATCAGAATCTATGGATAATGATTCCCTTGAGGCTGTTGCTAAGGAAATTAGAAATGCTGAGTTACCTACCAATGCAAAAGCTAAGTTACGAAAAGCCTGGACAGAACAAAAATCTATATTGATTGCTGTTGAGAAAGCAGAAGCGTGAAAATCGTAGACGTACAGCAAGGTAGCCCAGAGTGGTTTAGTGCGAGGTGTGGTAACTTTACTGCATCTCGCGTTAAAGACATACTTGCTAAG